TCATGCAAAAGCATATATTATCAATAATGCAAAGTTCGCAGCTGCTAGACTCTATGCAGGTAAAAACGCAATGCGCTTCGGGATAATAACCGAAAACTTTTTATTCAATAAGGTGTAAAATATATAAAGATTTAATAAGTGGCTAATTTCGATGATATAATAACGAACAAAGGAGAACGCACATTTGGGCAAGTTGCTGCTATTTCTGGTATACGTGTTCAAACACCAGAAATGCGACCTGGCCACTTTTATTCGTTTGAAGCAGTTTATTCTAATCTAAATGAATATAAAATACCTAGAGATAAAGAAGAATGGAGTAAACATCCTGAAAACTTTGTTACTGAAAAACAATATGTTGATGTAAATCCTTGCGGAATACTATTATACCATGATAATTGGAAGCAACACGCATTAGTATTAGACTTAAAAATACTTCCTCCAGTTATTAGACTTAAAGTTCTTAAGGGTTTTTATATTATAACTGAAAAATATCTTGATAAGCTATATAAAGATGGAAAACTTCTTCCTTTTAAAGATAGAGAAAAATTAATTTTACCTTTTTATGGAATAACAGTTTCGATGCTCCAGGAAGTTACAAGAACTAAGCTAAATTATTCTATAAATAAATATAATATGGAAGACATCCGAAATGTGCAGTTTATAGATTGGAACGTGTTTGGTGAGTTACCATTTGCTAACGTTGATGATAGAGGAGTATTTTTAGCTCCTAATTATATAACAATAGACGATGTTTTTGAACAATTTGAAGAAAAACAATATTAACTAAATGGCAGGATTTTTAGACACACCAAGAGGACGCTCTAGCGGCAAATTAGCTGGACTAAGTAAATTCGGTACAAAATACGAAGACTTACTTCTTAAAAACTCGCAAGCAATTGGTTTCATTGAGAGCCAAATTGCATCTCGATCAACTCGACTAGGTCCTGGTGATGATTTACTTAAATTCTCAATGGCAATTGCCGATACTACTTCACAGCTTCGATCAAAGGCAATTGCCTTCTTTCAGTTGGATTACGTAGTAAAACGTGAACGTCTTCGTGATGTTGCATCAAATGGTGAAATAGAATTTATCCTTGAAACAATCGTAGATGATATGATTGTAAACGATGATGAAAATCGTTTTTGTTATGCGACTGACTTAACCGGAAAAATCATGTATCGTGGATCTACTAAAGAGGAACGACTTAATTTCCAAGAGAAAGTAGTAAAGAGACACGTTGATAATTTCGACAAGATGTATAATGCTTGGGGATTTAATGGCGGTATTTCTGCATGGCAGTATGCATTCCAATTCCTAGTAGAAGGTCACCTGTGTTTTGAAATCATATATAACGATTTACAGAAACCAACTGAAATTATTGGTTTTAAAGAACTTGACCCTGCAAGTATTGCACCACAGTTACAAAAAGATGCAAAGGGCAAGCTTTTCTTACAGTGGTTACAATATGACCAATCAAATGGAGGAACTAGAGTATTAAATGACTCACAAGTCATCTATATTTCATATGCAAATCACTTTAGAACAAAACGTGTTTCATTTGTTGAACGGCTGATTCGGTCTTTTAACTTACTTCGGGTTATTGAACATAGTAAAGTTATTTGGCACGTAATGAATGCGCCAATTCGTTTGACTACAACTGTTCCAGTAGGTTCTAAGAGTTTACAAAAGAGTCAAGAAGACGTTCGTGAATTTATGAACTTATTAAAAGAAGATATAGGATTTAATGGAGATACTGGTGAATTAACAGTTGACGGTAAACCAAATATTTTATTTTATAAGAATTATGTTCTACCTCAAAATGATCAAAATCAATCTGTAAAAATAGAACCGCTACAGATGCCTGGACCAAACTTGTCTGGTTCTGAATTACTAAATTACTTCTATAAGAAATTAAAAATGGATTCAAAAATCCCATATTCTCGTTGGGAAGGTCAAAGTGGCATGGGAGCATTTACGCTTAATTCCGAAGGTATTAGTCGTGAGGAAATTCGTTACCAAAAATTTATTAAACGATTACGTTCTGCATTCTCAGAATTAATGATTAAACCTTGGTACTTACAAATGTGTTTAGATTTTCCCGAATTAGTTGATGACCATAAATTCGTAAATGCAATCGGTATTACTTATCATAATGATAATGTATTTGAAGAAATTAAAGAAAATGAAATTGAAGCAAAACGTATAGCATCGTTTACTGCTAAGAAAGGAATCACTAAAGATGACGGAACACCATTCTTCTCAACTGAGTACTTGATTCGTAAAGAACTTAAAATGACTGAATCTGAAATTGAAGCAAATCAACAGTGGTTTGATTCAAAAGAGGAAGATGAACCAGAGGCAGTTGCTGGTCCAGCAGGCGGTGGAGGAGCAGGCGGTGGAGGAGCAGCAGCCGGAGCAGCCGCAAGTGCTCCAGCAGGAGGTGGTTCTGAAACGATTGAAGGTGGAGAAACAAAAGGCACAGGTCAACTCTAAATAAATAATATTGCAATAGCAGCATCAATGCGAGCATGCTTAACAGCAAAAGGTCTATAGCCGATTTACTTACTCTTATTAAACAGCAAAATCCCCAATTGGGGATTTTTTTTGTTTAATCGTAAAAGATTGAGAGTGGATTTTTAAGCTCCGGTATATCTATCAGTAAGACAAATATTTCACGACCTGCTCGATCATCTGAATATGATGCTGGACGAACTCCAATATTTCTTTTTCTAGCTTCGCCAACATACTTGTTAATTTGTCCGCCTGCTTCTTTAGTAAGAGCAAACGGATCAATTGTAAATTCAAATAAGTACTTTTCGACATCGAGTCCAAAATCAGGTTCTCCAAGAACTTCTCCTTTTTTAGTGAATAGAGTCATCTTAATCTGCTGTAGAGCAGACTCAAGGTCCTCGTGCACTTCGAGTTGTTCTGGTCGATATGCTGGGTCAGTTTCAGGTCTAAGATAAAAATCTCTAAGTTGTGACATAGTTAATCCAAATATTAATTATTGATGATAAAGAAGCATCCAATCTGGCGTGTTTTCTCCCTTCATCATTGCTTTAACTTCTTCCATCTCCTTTTCAGCAGTAGTTGTGATATTCTGATAATTTACAGTAACGTCTCCAGGCAAAGTATAATTGAATGTTTGTAACATATGCGCAAGTCTTACTTTTGAGTGAGCACGAACATATCTTTGAAACACCTCATCCTCATATAATTTATCAGGTTCAAGTTTTTTATAAACTCGAAGAACTGCGTTAGCTGGTGGAGTTCTACCTAAAACTCCAAGCATTTTAGTGTTTTTATTGTAATCATATGCAATAGAGTCAATCATAAAACTTTTAGTAAGATCTAAGAATGAGAAAAGAACAGTACGATATACTAAACTTTCTCCAACAAATGGAGTCAAGTAGATTTCAGATCCAATAAATTTTTGTTCACCAAAATCTCGGTCAATTGTTCCAAACATTGAAACTCCGCGTGCTTCTTTAAAATCAACTACAAATTGTACACAGTCTGGTAACTGAATCTGTCTAAACTTTTTGAATGTTGCATTTTTAAACAGCTCAAGAGGTAATAATAAGTATCTGCTCTCTACTGCATGTCTCCAGTTATCCCAAAAATATCTACAATCATTTTCGATAATACGCTTAATCTCTTTTTCTGGAAGAGAATATGGTAGTGCACCAGAGAAGGTGATTTCATTATTAATATCTTCTATAAGTTCTTTTTCGCTCATCGTTAGTTTATTGATTTGATCCCGGTCCGCCACCTGAGCCATCGTCACTGAATCTAACACTAGATTTATCAACATCGACGGTAAAGCCTTTGTCTCCTAGCATTCTACCCATTGCTCGCTGGTTCTTTTTTGCAATAACTGCATCCTGTTTACCTGCACGTTCCATTGATTTATGCATCATCTGGCCAAGTGCTTTTTGTTTTAATTTCTTTTTCCAGTCACTATGAAAAATAAGATTCATAGCTCTGGTAATATCAATATCCTCAATTGTTCCAGTATATCTACTAGGATTTCGAGCAGCTTTTTCATTTGCCAGTTCTTGTGCAATTGCCATCACTGAAGTATAAACTCCAGCTAGAGCGCTTTGTACCATGCCAGTAAAGTTAGTCGGGTAAACGACTTCTTTTGTTGCTTCATTAATAAATTCCTGGTATGATTTTAATCTATTTTCCATTATGCTGTAGTGACAGGCGCAGCAGCTTTTGCAGCTTCTGCTTTTTGTTGTTCTTCTTGCTGTTTGGTAGAAGCGGCAGCATCGTATGTAGTCTGTAACTTATTAAGTTCATCCTGTTTCGCAACTGTCTGCTTTTGTAAAGCTAATAATTCATTCTTCTTTAGTTGAAGAGCATCATATTGAGTTCTTAGTGCTGGATCATTTGGAATAGGGTCAGTCGCACCTTCTTCTTGGACCATTTGTGGATTTGCACCAATCTTTAATTCAGGAGCAGTTTGTTTTTCTGCGGTTTTCATGAACTTCTTAAAACTTGAAACATATGATGCTGCCATTTAATTGTATATTTTTATTATTTATTTTGAAAAATGCTTTGCCGCTTTTCTAAAATCATGGTACGATAATACGTTCTTCTTCTTAATCGCCTTTGGGTTTAATCCGAAGGCACTGGTTAATCTTCCGCCACTTAAGAAAGGTGAATTATTCCAGTGTGCTGGAATAGACCCAGATGATCCTGCATAAAACATCAGTGCACTTGAACGATCGGTAGCTGGGCTTATAATAATATCTGCTGGATCTCTTTCCATCGAGTCAGTTCCCATTACTTCAACTATATAGTTTGCAAAGCCCCTAACCATCTTATCCTGGAAAATTTAGAGAATCTTGTGATTGATCTAATGAAAAAGGTTGTACTGGAGTAGGAGGAGCAACCTGTGCATCTTGCGGAGCAACTGCTGCTGAAAATGTCAAATCATGATCATCCGGTCGATTCATATTAGACATTGCGTGATCTCCAAACATACTTTGATTCTTTTCAATATATAATTCAAGTCCCATTGCTACCAATGGATCATTCTCTTTACATTTATTGATAAAATCGCCAACGGTCATTGTCATTGGATCAACTGGAGCAGATGCTTGACCTTCTGCTGGAAGTGCAAGCTGTTGTGTTGGATAATCGATTGGCATTTCTGGAGTTTCTGGAGCTGCTGGTTGAAGTCCTAGTTCTGTCGGTGCATTTGGATCGATTGCTGCAGGCAATGCTGCTTGTTCAAGAAGTCGTCTAATGCTTTTAAAATTTTTCATTCTCATGTTATATTATTTTAATAAGATGTGATCTTTAGTTTATTTATTTAGAAACCAAACGATATTTCGTAATATAAAAGTAATGTATGACAAAAATAAATGATGAACTAATAGTTAAGTCACAGGCAATTCGTAAAGAATTAGAAACAGCGATTTTATTGAAGTTGGGACAAATTAAAGAAAAGATCCTAATACATAGTTATAAAACAATTGGCGAAGAGATTCAAACTCTTTCGATAGTTCACGATGATTTAGATGATGTTCTATTAAATTGGGAGATTAGTAGCATAAGTATCTTTCCAACACAATTAGATGATATTGACGAAGACTAGCCCTTACCTATCATGCAATTGCTTGTTGGGTTGCACTATATACTAAGTATGCGTTGGGATTCTGAGCCAATTGTATAAATTCAAATTAGTTTTCAACTAATTTCTTTATTTAATATGCGATGATAATTCGCCACTGATCTGTGCAGCAACAACTCGCAATTTTACAATTTCTTCAGCGGGTAATGTTTTCTTACGCTCAGTATATTCAACTCCTAATACTGCAATTAACCGATTTTCTAAATTTCTAATTCCAAATAAGTATGAACTTTTTGTTCTACATTCATCTGAAAAATATTTTAAACCATATATTTCAGTATCAGCATCTTTATAATCAGGTATTAAAAGATAATCATCTGTTAATACTTTATGTAACGCTTTGCTGAAAAGGTTTACTGGAATATTTTGAAAGCCATCGCGTATCGAATCTTTAGATAATCTTACGAATTCGTAAATCATACTAAATTTTTGAATCGATTTGCCAGTAGGATAGAAGTTTCCGCCATTGTGAAATTGTAAAATCCAAATGCGATCTGCGTTGTACTCGCAACGTACGCGTTCAATCTCATCATTAATAATGTTCGCATTATTAACTGCTTCTACTAAAACATCTGGTTTTTTTCGTTTGTTCAAGCGGTATTTAACAATAACCACGATTAATGGTCCAATTACTCCCGATAAAAAAGCTATAATTATATTTGATATATCTGTCAAGGTTCCTAATAGTTTTTACATGTTGCAACCACAGGTTGCTCCAAATTTATCGTATTCTGCATCACAGTTTGAGCAAAATTCATTATTTGATTTTGTTACCGAATTTCTTTTCATTCCGCTCCCGTCACAACCTTCACAACCTTCACCTTCACAACTTTTACAAAATGGGGACTCAAATCCAAAATCATCCTCTTCTTCTTTCCAATAATCATCGAACAAGTATTCGTTATGTGACTCCTCGTTAAGGAATCCGCGGAAATTTTTAACTTTATATGATTCTTCAACGGTTTTAGGATTCGCACCAGTCTCTGGTTCAGGAACATCTTTATCTTCAGTCTCCTCCTTTTCTGCAGGTTCAGTCACTTCTTCAGTTTCTTCTTGGTCTACTGGTTCTTCCTCTTCAGTAGAGTCAGCCGGCGCTTCAATTTCTTCTGGTGCATTCAGGTCAGAGTCAACATCTGATGTGAATTTAGGTGAGCCTACTGCTCCAGGCTGAGGAGGTGTCATTTCGATGCCAGTATTTACTGGTTTGTTCGGTCCAATTGGTTTTTGGTTATATGATTCTTTGTCAAATCCTTCTTCGAAGTTATTTGATGATTGAGTAAATGAATCTAGGGTCTTTTCATCATCGCTAGAATACTTACCTGCAAATTCTGAGAAATTTAAAACTCTTCCTGGCATGTCAGTGATTTATTTTAATTTATTTATCAAGAAAAGTCTGTTAAAAATTTAATATTGTAATTCGATTTGAGTATAATTGATCTATAAATGGAAAAACAAAGAATTTACTTAGACGACGTTCGAACTCCAGTTGATAAAGATTGGGTTATAGTTCGCAATTATGATGAGTTTGTAGCCAAGGTTAAAGAACTTGGGTTAGAGAATATTTCGACAATATCATTAGACCATGACCTTGGCGAATCTGCAATGCAGGAATATTATCGGAACGTTTCTCCTAATTTTAAATTAGATTATTCAAATATTCATGAAAAAACAGGATTAGACTGTGCAAAATGGATAATGCATCACTTTTATGACACAAATCCTGAATGGGAACTTACTCCAAGAGAAGCAAAACGCTCAGCCGGCATGCAATTTCCAACAATATACACCCATTCTGCAAACCCAATCGGTTCTGCAAATATCATGGGTTATATTAACAACTTTTTAATGAACGAAGCACAGAAACAAACCTGCGTACGAGTAGAAATCAAACATACTGTATAACTATGTCATATGAACACAGGGTCGGAGACGCCCATCGTACAAACAATTTAAGCCTAGTTCCAGGTGGATCTGTAATTAAGCTTGTATACTCAGGTAATAAACACCGAGTGTATGATAAAATAAAAAATGTCGAAGCATATTCTACTCATGCTAAACAAAACTCAAATGTAATTGAAATTTGGGTAGATGGAGTTCTTTCATGGAAACGATAAATACAATGAAAACATTTAGATTTTATAAAGACCAAACAAATCGGTGGTATGCTGACTTGCCGGACTGGCGTGGAACACACGCTGAACTTGAAATGATTTCAGGTGCAGATACTTTTTTAAATATTATGGCAGAAGGCTCATCTGAAATCCATGTAATTTTATCTGACGAATCATTTGAAAATTCAGATCTTCTTGCAATCAAGCAGTATGGTAGATCGGACGGTTGGGAACTTGGAGAAGGAGCATGGTATAATATGCCATCTTATCAAGGTATTAAATATCCTGATTTTGAAATGTGGCTTTGTGCCGTTACAAAATTTGTTTTTGGAGATTTTCCAGAAATAATCTATTTTAGTAAAGATGCAAATAGATCAAGTTTTCCTGAAGTAAAAGAAAAAATTAAATTATCAGTAGCAAATATTCCCCAGAACTTAATATCCGGTGTAGAATCTTTTGGTACTAAACAGGAAGCTAATTCAGAAGCTAAAAAATTATTAGGTAATTCTCCTTATTCTATAGATATGATAGACCTTGGTATAAGAACTAGAACTACAAGAAGTGTAGGAGAAATGGAAAAATATAATATTAAAGTTGGAGATATTGTAAAACAATTTGGTAAATCGGCTGATGGAACTACTAAGCAAATTTTAACAAAAATAACAGCGATTCATCCTAAAGGAACTACTGGATTTTTAGGAACTTGGAATAAAGAAGGTTGGACACAGGAAGGTATAAAAGCAATTGAACGATTTAAAGACGG